AACAACAAAATCTGCTGGAATATAGTCTTCGATTCTCTCTTTTGGGTCACCCGCAATCTTCAGAATTGGGAACGGATATGGTTCTCTTTCAATCTGCTCTTGTAGTGCCCGAACATGCTCTTGGTATATGTGCGCATTTCCAATGGTATAGACGAACTCGTGGGCGCGCAATCCGCAATGGTGTGCAAGTAAGTGGGTTAGAAGCGCGTATGACGCGATATTAAAGGGCACGCCCAGACCAACGTCGCCGCTGCGCTGGTAGAGAGCGCAACTCAACAAGTTACCCCCACTGACATTGAATTGAACCAGAACATGGCACGGTGGAAGTGCCATTTCATCAATCTGTTGCGGGTTCCATGCGCTCATCACCATTCGCCGTGACGTGCGCTGCGCCGGGTCCTTAAGAGTTGCAATGATGTCCGCGAGTTGGTCAACCCCCTTTCCGCTGTAGTCGGTATCGCAACCTGTGTACGGGGCGTTGAAATGGCGCCATTGGTGCCCGTAAATTGGACCCAAATCATTTTCTCGAAGATGCGTTAATCCCCGGCCGTCCAGAAATTCCCGACTGGCATTGGCATCCCATATATGCACTGCCTGGCTTTTTAGAACTGCATTGTCTGTGCATCCCCGAATGAACCAAAGTAATTCTTTAAGACACGTTACCCATGCCACTCGTTTCGTGGTAAGAAGCGGAAGGATTCCATCGCGGAGAGAGAAATGCATCCCCGCTCCAAACACGCTCGTCGTTATACCGTTGCGCGTATGTTCAACCGTTCCGTATCCCAATATGTCCCATACCAAATTGCAATATTGTCTCTCATCGTGCGAGCTGGTGGGAATCACTGCTTCACGATTTTTTCCTACTCGGCGCATGCGCTTGCTATATTCGGTAAGTGTTTTGAACATTGGATTATATTGCGAAATGTATGTATAAATTAAATATATATTAATATATATTAATAATATGTATAAATAATAATTTATAACCAATAATTTATAATTCTCTCTAATTCATTTCATTCAACATAAATAATATAAATGAAAGTAATGTCATTATTATATTAGTGCTAAAAATTATATGCCGTTTCATTTATATTCATGCTGGTATTATCCATATGCGAATTTTACAACCCGTGCCTGCACGGACGCGATGATTCCAGTTCTTCAAACATCGATGGGCAGATACTATGCTGCTACAGCGTCCCAAGAGAAAAGATATTTAGACCAAGAGGATACCCGTTTCGATTCGTAGGATGTCGGAACAACAACAACAACAACAACAACAACAACAACAATAACGCGGTAACGTGGTTGGATGTAAAACAAACTGCATATTGGAAAAATAACGGCAATGGTGCTTTGTTAACTAATGCCGAATGCGATAACCTTATCGCATACGGGCATCCGGTGATTCGAAACTATTTCCCGATTATTCGGGCGCGCGGAATACGCTTTCTTGAAATTGTGGAAACGATATACCTTGAACCGGGTGGAGAATGCGTATGCATTTTAAAAACGGTATGGCTTCGCATATTTCAAAGAAAGGTGCGAAACTGGATACAAAATAAACTACGAGTGGCGGCCTATCTGAAAAACTCTCGGTATATGATGTTATCTGAATGTGGCATAAAATTCACACGGTTTATGTATTTGTAAAGTTAATAGATATTGATATTGGCTATATACTTCTATGTATTTCTGCTGCTACTTCTGCTGCTACTTATCACATTGCTATTACTATGACGTCTACTACTCGTAAAATATTTATTACGAATAATATGCAATATTTCGTCGTAATTTCTATTCGCATGTGTTGCATGATAAAAAAGTAAAAATACGATTTCTTGAATAATATTTATATCATATCGCGTTTCGCTCTGTATGTAGCTTACATATGGAGCAATCATGGTTAGTTGTTCGTTGGATTGATGTCCATTGATTGCATCGAGTAATCCACTAAGCGACATTCTATAATCACTGTCAATAAATCTACTTGGAACGAAATTTTTCAAACGTATGCGCATATAACTTGGGAGAGATAATCTTGTTCTGGATAAAAAGTTGGACGAATATTCGCGTATATCTATTTTTTTTTTAACGCATTCTAATGGAATACAACGAGTTGACCTATCATCATCGCAACCGCAAACAGTTAAAATAAGTGGCTTAACATATTCGGCATACTCGCTGTTGCCCAATGGACCGACATTTTTTCCACTAATTTTATGTGCTAAGAACGAGTAACCGTGTAAAACTATTTTATTCCAGAACCCCAATAAATTTGCATACTCAAATTGAAACCACGTATTTCCATATAAGTCCGGAATAGGACTTTTTCCTATTAGACAATCAAACGTGGCATTTCTTTTATCTGCATCGCACGCGCCTTCATCGCTACAACCATACAAAATACCAGCCCCTAATCTGTATTGTGGTGAGTCATATACGCTATCATGAGATGTATCGGGAACAGTTTTATTCGTAATACATATTCTTAATTTACTTGAATTTTTTTTATCTTTTACAATATCATCGTAAAAAAATCCTTTATCTTGAATGACAACAAATGCTCCTTTGTATATTTCAGATAAACCGTCTCGGTCGATGTTTGTATATAATATTAATTTTTTAATAAACTCTTTAATTAGTGGATCTACCTCGAGTCTACGTTCCAATTCATCTGCGTAATCAATTAAAACATCATAGTCAGGATTTATATCTTTTAACCCTTTATCCGCATCACACAAACTGTTAAAAGTCAAAGGCTCTCTTTCTTTGTTGAAATAGTTATTATAATTGGTTAGACACGAATGTCGAATTAAATGCTCGCGTGGAATGTAATTATATTGGTCCTTGACGGTGCGGTCCTGTGTATATAGATATGTAGTTTTTTCATTACGCCTGCATCTAAACCGGTCTTTAATTTGCTGAATAGTTGGAGTTGGATTACCTGTAAAGAAATAACAATTATTGTCATATATTTCTTTTGCATGTACATTTATACGGCGACCCCTTGACGGAACTCTTGATTTTGATTTATATTTTGCCATTGAAAAATCCGAACCACCATATCGTAAAGTCTTGTGACGGGAATGCCTTGTATGATTTTTCAACCGTTTAGAGTATTGTTTCATTCTTTTTTTAATCATAATAAACGAACTATAAAGTAAATTAAATTAAACTAAATTAAACTACTATATATATTATTAAATATTTAAAAACGTAGTAGTCTAATATGAAAATGCGTAATTATATATACATCCACGTATGTTGCATAAACAATTGGAAGGATGTATTCGTTCACTTGTATAACAACATTAAATCAAGCGGATTGCACGATGTTGTATCGTCCATAAAATGCAGCGTGTTATGTAATACCGAATCAAAACACGATGCCGAGCTATTTTTTTCCAATGCGATTACACTTGATACGAAGCTTGAATTGTTAGGAATAACCTGCGACATTTCGCTATATGAAACCCACACTATCAATTTATTGCACATACATGCCATTGAGTCTGAAGAGGAGTTTAACGTTTTGTATTTACACACAAAAGGCATCACTCGCACCAGCATTACGGTTGATGACTGGGTAAACTATATGATCTACTTTAATATTATTGGATACAAGACATGTATAGACCATTTGACGAACCACGGTTATGACACGGTTGGCGTAAATTTATTTACAACTCCACCTATTCACTATTCGGGTAACTTTTGGTGGGCAAAATCGTCGTATCTGAAAAAACTAAAGCGTTGCATACATGAACATTATAACTCTCCAGAGTTCTGGCTTACGGAAGACAAGATGGGTAAATTTTCATCATTGTGGCATTCAAATGTCAATCATTACAATGAGCGATACGAAGAACGTAATTATAGATAATTTACTACATTTACAATTCTATATAAATAAATATTTTCTAAAAGAAAAATGCTTTTTTATATATAATACAAATAAAATAATAACATATTAAGTTATAGGTTTAATTTTAGCAATAATTTAATAATTTCAATACATTATAAACAACAACAACATTATAAATAAATAAATAAATAAATAATGGAATCATTAGAAGAAACAGTTCGCGACGGTGTTCGCCGGTCCGGATTTTTGGATTACGTGTTTAAAATGGATGATGCGCAACAAGGCATTCTACTGAACATTTCTCAATACCTGGTGCTTGCAATTGTCCCCATTGCGGTCATTCTCACATTGATACGCACCTATGTCCCCGATCCCGACGACCAAAAAGGCAGTTTACTCGTTTTAGTAGAAATTATAGGCCAGTTGCTGTTCATGTTCCTGTCCATCTATTTTGTCCACCGAATCATAACATACATCCCCACATACAGCGGATACAAATACGGCGAGCTGAACATGATCACGATTGCGCTCGGTATCCTCATGGTGGTTCTTTCAATTAAGACCAAGCTGGGAGAGAAGGTGCAAATCCTGGTAGACCGTGCCGAGGAGCTCTGGTCGGGCGAAGGTAGTGTCCGCGATGCAGCCGGAAGAAACTCACAAGTGCGCGTAACTCAACCGCTGTCTCAGCAATTCATACAGAGCAGTGGAGGTATGATGGTTAGCGGCGGAATGGCGCCTCCCGCCGCACAGCTCACAAGTAATAAGAGCATGCAGAACGAGTTTCGCCCTCCCGTGCAACAGCAAGCGGGACATCCTGCGGGGGGTGCCTCCATGGCAGCAGGAATGATGCAAGGGTTCGAACCGATGGCTGCAAATGAAATTTTGGGACACTCGATGTTTTAGGTAAGCGTGGGTTTAATGGCCTTTCACCCCACCTGTATTTTTAATTTTAATTTTCTATCTGCTCGTTTGTAGATAAAAAGTTGTGCAATAAAATGCCATCCCCTTCATTCTCGATATCTCCTGCAAAAACTGCGTTTTCGTAGAGTTCACGCAAAATATCGGGTGGGGCAGTGGACCCTACTTTCAGCAAGTTCTTTTTGTGTAGACGAGCAGTTATTGTGCGCAACGGAATGTGGCGCAATTCTTTTCGCTTCTTTTCAATGTTATGTTGCGTTTGTCGATTTTTTATAAGCACGCCAATCACTGGACCATTGCGGTTGACATATTTTCCAAGCTTGTATTTTTTAGTCACAATGTGCTGTTTTGTTTCACGAATTTTAATCTCCGGTTCTTGTGTTTTCATCGTATTTGCAATATGCTCGCGCCGGTACTCATCAAGGCGCTGTTTTCGCACCCCATACATTGAATCTATTATATCATTTGTAGCTGCGGCTGCAGCGCTTGTTTCTGCGGTTAATTCGTCGATTGAATCTGTTGTTCCTGACGACGCCGACGCCCCAGTCCCACTCTCAACTCCAGTCCCAGCCCCAATACCGGACCCATCAGTCCCATTGGATATTTCAGCGATATTTGAACTCGAAGCCGGATGATGTTCCGACTTCCCCACCGATCCTGGTAGATTCGATGCATTCAAATCAATGGCATCCATCATTGGCGCGATTGTAAGTGGCGTATTAACGTTGCTGGTGCCAACTCGCAACGACTTATTATGATTATGAAGTGTCCGGAACGTGGGCTTTACACCACCCTTCAAACATCCCCATTTGGGTTCAGTCATTGCAAACGCATTTACTGGAACGACCGGACCATTTGAAAACAGCGGTTGAATTTCGAACGGTTGTAGCGGAGATGGTTCTTGAACAGGAAAAAGATGGGTAGGCTGAAGAGGGGTCGGATAAACATGGGGAGCATTAACGTTCTGAAACATATTTGAAGATGCAGCCGCAATTGCAATTGGTTGGTTGCTGGTTCCATTTTTATTATTGCTATTATTGCCACCAAATGTGCCATCAACAAATGCATTTGCATTTGCATTTGCATTTGCATTATTTGCATTGTTATTTGCGAACAATGCATTTGGCGCTTCTAAATAAACATTCGGTTGAGTTTGTGGTTGTTGCTGTTGTTGTTGTTGAGATTGATGCTGCGACTGTGGTTGCTGCAGTTCGCGACGTCTATCGCGCTTTGATGTTTTACCCGACTTATGGTTTTTTGAAGTCATATTTGATGAAAGATTTTGTAAGTATTGCAATGATTGCAAATACGTTTCCGCGGAATCACCTGTCGACGCGGTTCCAGAAGAAGCGGAAGAAGCGGAAGAAGCGGAAGAAGACGCAATTGTTATTGCGGGGGACGAACCGCCACCATCTCGGTTATTTTGTTTCTGTTGGTGTTTTTTAATTCGGTCCAATAAATTTTTCTTCAGCGTATTTGGACGTATGAATGGCTTTGGCTTTATTGTCGCGTTTTTGTCAGAACGTTCTTTAGCTTTTCTGGACGCTTTTTTTGAAAACAGCTGGAGTGATGGGTCAATTGTAATGGTTCTTTTTCTGCCAGCATCACCTCCGCCACCACCCGATGATGAAATGGCAGTAGATGCCATATGTTGTTTTATATAATCTTTATAATTCATAGTATAAAAAATACTATAAAATATAACGAACAACAAACGATTTTTTATATTTATTAATTTATTTATGACACCAACACACAAACCATAGATGATATCACATCAACAGAGACAAAATAAATGTAGCAATCTTAAATATCTTGAAATCAATTGCGACTTGATCCGACACGGTATCCTTGTCGGCATCAATCACTAATTTCTTACGAGCGTCGTTCAGTATCCAATCGTCATGATACTTGTTGCATTCTGAAAGGTAATCCAAAGATATCGTCTCACCCTCTCGGGCTCGCTTCTTAATGCGCGACAAACACGTTTCCGCTGATGCCTGAATGTATACGATACCCGTAGCGCGCACGTCGTTATAAAACTCATCAAACCACATGTTGTAAATAGTATGGTCGTCCTTACCAATAAATCCTTGCGCGTGAAGCATTTTTTCAAACACGTTGCGGTCGGTTTCAACACACCGTTCAGTTATAATGATATCGTATGCCGAGTTTCTGGCGGCGGCAAGCAATATGGATAGCCTCGAAATATATGCCATCATTTGGAACTTGAACGCGTATGTTTTAGGGTCCCTGTAAAAATTAGATAGAACTGTTTGGCCGCAGTCGTCAACAACCGCATTCCAAACGGTGTCGACGGGCTCCTGTATAAAATGCACGTTTGGCATGTCAGCAAACGCAACCTTAAGCTGTTCTACGGTGGTTGATTTTCCGGAACCAATACCCCCATCCACGGTTATGATAATAGGGTTGTGTCGGGAAGCAGCCGGCTTTCGACCTTCGTAAAACCCACAAATCATAGCCTTAATATCGTTTATATTTCCATCAGATATAGAAGTTTTGCTCTGCATAATAAATAAAAGAATGGAATGGGGTTCGGAAAAGATAAACTTGCAGGGCGGTTTATCCGACGGGCGATATATATAATAAATCTATATATTTATATTTGTATCTATATATATATTTTTATAAAAATACTAATTTAATTTAATTTACAATCTACAATTCTACAATTACCAGTAACCCCAGTATGTGTCGCGAAGATATGGTTCTAAAATTTCGTTACAATTCTCTCCCCACGTTCCAGTAGGTTTTTCTGCAAGAAGGCCGCCAGTATTGAAATCACACTTGTCTTGTCCGTTCTGAAATCTGGCGGGGCCTTCACTTGCCTGTCGTCCGAAATACCCGGCTATATCCGCTGCATTATTACTCGGAGTTGCAGTTTTTAATACATTGAGGGTCCCATCCATTCCAAAATGAAACAGCTTTTGTGGGTTGGCATTCGTCAACGGTCTGCCTTCAATTGCATATGCTATACCCGCCGATTGCGCGTCGCCCAGCGTG